AACACCATGACGGCGTTGCTGCTAGACGTAAACCTTGTCACGCCAGGCAATGACCTTACGGGCGCAAAGGTGAAACGCATCCGCACGCTGAAAAAATTCTTAGATGGCGAGTCTGCTGCAGACCCCTACGCAAGTTTCCCAGAAGAGATCTGGTATATCGACCGCAAGGCATCTGAAAATCGTGATGCTGTGAGTTTCGAGCTGGCAAGCAAGTTTGACATGGCTGGAACGGTTGTTCCCAAGAGGCAAATCGTTGCAAACATCTGTCAGTGGGAGTATCGCAGCACAGAGTGCAGCTACTCGGGCACTGACTTCTTTGATGTCAATGACAACGCTCAAACTGCTCGCGCAGATGATCGCTGTGGCAAGCGTCTAAGCAGTTGTAAGGCACGGTTCGGCGCTTCCGCTGAGTTGCCTTTTGGATCGTTTCCTGGTGCTGGCTTGACCCAATGACGCTGCCGCCGTCAATCAAACAAGCTGCACTAGAGCACGCAAAACAGGAAGCACCTAAAGAGTCTTGTGGCTTGGTCGCTGTTGTCAAAGGCAGGCGTCGTTACTTCCCCTGCACCAACTTGGCAGAGACTCCAGATGAGCATTTTGTGCTGGATTCTTCGGAGTATGCAGAAACGGAAGACAGGGGAGAGATCGTTGCGGTTGTGCATAGCCATCCAGTCACAAATCACGCACCATCACCGGCTGACCGCGTGGCGTGCGAAAACAGCGGGCTGCCTTGGTACGTCGTCAACCCAAATACAGAGCTGTGGGGATACTGCGAGCCAGAAGGGTTTGAGCTGCCTTATGTAGGGCGAGAGTTTGTGCATGGCCTAGTTGATTGTTATTCACTCTGCCGCGATTGGTACAAGCGTGAGTGGGGCCTGGATCTACATAACTATGAACGGCGTGATCAGTGGTGGGAGCATGGCGAGAACATGTACCTCGACAACTTCATGAAAGAAGGGTTCCACGAAATCCCGATAGGGGAGCTGGAACGGGGCGATGCTGTGTTGATGCAGCTTTCATCTCCTGTCCCAAACCATGCTGCTATCTACCTTGGAGAGCAATTAGTGCTGCACCATATCCAAGGGCGTTTGTCTAGCCGGGATGTGTACGGCGGTTATTATCTGAAGAACACGGCGAAGGCGCTACGGCATGAAAGTCGTCAAGGTTTACGGCCAGCTGCGTGAATTTTTAGGTCAAGGCCGGTTTGAGTTTGTAGCTGATACGCCGCAGCAGGCATTGAAGGCACTGTTTGCAAACTTTCCAGGTCTACAGAAGTGGATGCTGGATCAAGAAAAGGACGGCATGGCCTATCGGGTGACCGTTGGTCAAGACGTAATCCATAACGATGACGTGACCGGGCTGTTCTTGCCTTGGAGCGAGCGTGAAGTATTCAGGATTGCGCCTGTGTTAACTGGAGCGGGACGAGGCACTGGGCAGATACTGGCGGGTGTTGGCTTAGTTGCTGCTGCCATATTTCTTGGTCCGGCGGCTGTTGGTGCTTTTGGTGTGACATTTGGAGGTGCGGGAATCATTGGCGGCGTAGCGGCAACTGCAATTGGTGCGATTGGTGCCAGCTTGATTCTTGGCGGTGTCGCGCAAATGATCTCACCGGCACCTCAGGTTTCTCCTTTGGCTCGGGGCAAGGAAGCTGCCAAGCTTGAGTCTTTTAGCTTCAGTGGGGTGGTCAACACCAGCAAACAGGGCTTGCCCGTCCCAATCGCTTACGGGCGTTTGTTTGTTGGCTCTGCCGTCCTTTCGTCTGGCTTAGATACTGATGACTAAACGAATTATTGGTGCTGGCGGTGGCGGCGGCGGTTGCTTTACTGCTGAGACGCTTGTTGCTGTCCCCGGCGGACAGACTCGCATTGATGAGATCGTTGTTGGCTCAAGCGTTCTGAGCTTTGACGACAAAGGCGAGATCCACTCAGCCAAAGTCCTAAAGGTCCATAAGCATGAGAATGAACGAGTTGTCAGATACGCGCTTTGGGGCGGTGGGCTTTTAGATGCGACCCCTAATCATTGGGTGTTGAACCAGTACAACGCGTTTGTCGAGATTGGAACGCTTGAAGCTGATGATTGCGTCGTTGATTCACTGAACCAGTTGCGGCCAATTCTTAGCCGCGACGAGCTGGGCAATCATACGGTTTACAACCTAACGGTTGAAGGTCGTCATACCTTTATCGCCAACGGTGTTCGTGTTCACAACGCTGGTTTAGGCAGCAGGATCATCGGTGCTGGTGGTGGCGGTGGCGGCGGCGGCAAAGGTGGCGGTGGTGGCGGTGGCGGTGGCACTAGCCGAACACCAACGGAAGCTGACGACAGCCTGCAGTCAGTTCAGTTCGCTTCTGTCCTTGATCTTCTAAGCGAAGGGGAGATCGACGGAATTGAAAACGGCAACAAAGGTATTTTTCTTGATGGAACGCCTGTTGAGTCTTCAGGTGGCTCAAATAATTTCACCGGTTTTTCCGTTGACACCCGAAATGGCACGCAGTCTCAGTCTTACATTGCTGGCGTTGGTGGCACACAGACTGAAAAGAATGTAGGGGTTGAGATCTTAAAGAGTACCGCAGTAACTCGAACAATCACAGACACCGATGTAGACCGCGTGCGGGTTACAATTTTGATCCCTTCTTTGCAAAAAATTGAAGATGACGGTGACATTGTAGGCAACTCAGTTACTTATAGGATTCAAATTCAGTACAACGGCGGCGGCTTTAGTGCTGTCGGCAGTGATAAAACTGTTAGCGGTAAAACCAGTGATCAGTATTTGCGCGATCACAATATTACGCTAACTGGGGCGTTCCCTGTTGATATAAGGCTAGTGCGAATTACTGACGACAACCAAACGTCAAAAAATCAAAATCGCACATTTTGGTCAAGCTTTACCGAAATTATTGACGAAAAACTGCGCTACCCGAACAGCGCATTGTGTCACCTGCGTTTTGACTCGCGCCAGTTCTCAAACATCCCAGCACGCAAGTATTTGATTCGTGGGATCAAAGTACGCATCCCAAGCAACGCAACCGTAGACACAACAACGCATCTGGGGCGGCTTACCTACAGCGGCGTGTGGGACGGTACGTTTCAAGCGGCAACTTGGACAAACGACCCTGCCTGGTGCCTATTCGATTTGCTTACGGATACTCGCTACGGGTGCTCCGTGCCTGAGTCTTCGCTAGACCGCTACGACTTTTTCTCAATATCGCAGTATTGCAATGAGCTGGTTTCGGACGGCAGGAGCGGGCAAGAAGTGCGCTTTGCCTGCAACATGCTGCTGAATAGCCGCGATGAAGTGTTTAATGTCATCTCAGAGATGACGAGCATCTTCCGGGGCATCTCTTATTACGGTGCTGGATCGCTTGTGCTTTCGCAGGACAAGCCAGCTGATTCGCAGTATGTAATCGGTCCTTCAAACGTTGTTGATGGTTTGTTTACCTATTCAGGTTCATCGCAAAAATCACGACATACATGCGCGACCGTTGCGTACCAAAATTACGACGACTTGGGTGAGGTTTCCTTTGAGTATGTTGAGGATGATGATGCAGTCAGCAAATATGGTGTCATCAACAAAGACATCAACGCTGTCGGTTGCTATTCGCAAGGCCAAGCAAACAGGCTGGGAAAGTGGACGCTTCTCAGCGAACAAAACCTAACAGAGACTTGCACGTTCTCGATTGGAATTGAGTCAGGCATTGTTGTGCGCCCTGGGATGGTCATTGACATTGCTGACCCTGTTCGCGGTGGTACGCGAAGGGTGGGGCGCGTGAAGTCTGCAACAACAACCGAAGTAACAATCGATAGCACCACTGACTTCTCCGTAGACACTGATCAGTCACCAACAATCTCTGTAGTTTTGCCAACTGGCCTCGTAGAAACAAAGGACATTGACTCTATTGATTCTGCAGTTGTTACTATCTCCGGCAGTTTCAGCCAAGCTCCAGCAGCAAACGCGAATTGGTTGATTCAAACAACTGATATTCAGTCACAGCAGTTCCGTGTTGTTTCGGTTGCTGAAGGCGATGACGGTATTTTTTCCGTTACTGCGATCAAGTACAACGAAACTATTTATGACGCTGTTGAGGAAGACTTAAACCTAACGCAACGTGACATAACCAATCTGTCATCTACCCCGGACCCTGTTTCCAATGTAACTGCTACAGAGTTTTTATACGAGGATGATGGAATCGTCAGAACTGGTGTTGACTTGAGCTGGTCAGGAGACCGCAGAAGAGTATCTGAGTACCGCGTCAAATATCGTCTTGATGATAACAATTTTGAAGAGATCATTACTTCCTCAACGTCTCCGCAGATCAAAGGGCTGAAGACTGGCACCTTAGAAGTTCAGGTTATTGCTTACAACTACATTGGCCGTCAAAGCACAATTGTCAAAAACTCGTTTGAGCTTGTAGGCAAAACAGCGGTGCCTGGCAACGTCCAGAATCTAACAATTGAAGCAATATCAACTAATTCTGCGAGATTGAAGTGGGATGAAACTGTTGACCTTGATGTAAAAGTTGGTGGCAAAGTTCACATACGCCACAGCAGCAAGACCGATGGTTCGGCAACTTTCAGTAACAGTGTTGATTTAATCACTGCGATTGCAGGCAATTCAACCGAGGCGAATGTTTCGCTGCTTGAAGGGGAGTATATCGTCAAGTTTGCAGATGACGGCGGCAGGCTTAGCCCTAATGATGTAAGCGTAATCGTAGAGCAACCTGATGCGTTTGGAGACCTGCTTGTCAAAAACCACCGGGAAGATCAACAAACACCGCTGCCGTTCCAAGGCACGCACGTAGATACTTTTTACAGCAGCGAGTTTGATGCTTTGACGCTTGACGGCTCTCAGTTAATAGACGACGAGGGCGACATAGATGATATTGCTTCAATAGATTTTCTTGGCGATATTAAATCGCTTGGCACGTACACCTTCCTCGACACTATCGACATGGGTCTGGCGCTTAATGCTGTCGAGCTGGAGCGTCGGTTTGTCACGCGGGCGTTCTTGCCAAGAGACCTTATGGACGGTCGCACCGCAAACATTGACGACTGGGACGACATTGATGGCGATGACGTGAACAACGTCAACGCAGAGCTGTATGTACGCACTACAAACGATGACCCGAGCGGGTCACCGACTTATAGCGATTTCAAGCCGTTCAACAGCGGTACGTTCAAAGGCCGTGCCTTCCAATTTAAGGTAGAGCTGACTAGCGACAAGGTGGATGAAAACATCCTTGTCGATGAGCTGGGCTACAAGATGAAGCTCAAATCACGCACAGAATCTTCAGACGCAGAAATCGCCAGCGGCACCAGCACTAAATCAGTGACGTTTGAAAAGCCGTTTTTCACTGGTACGTCAGCCCTTGGGGGCGCCAATGCTTACCTGCCAAGCGTGGGAATCACCGTGCAGAACCTGGGGGCCAACGAGCGGTTCAATATCTCAAACGTCAGCAGCACCGGGTTTGACATCGATGTGCTGGACGCGAGCGACAACAACGTCAATCGCAATTTCACATACTCAGCAAATGGGTATGGCCGGGGGCAGTAGAATTAGGCGATACCAAGCAGATTTGTTGTGGCAACACACGACTACAATCTTGCGAACGCCACAGGTGCGGCATTCAGGAGTGACCTGAACAATGCGCTGTCTGCTGTTGCGTCAAATAACAGCAGCTCAAGCGACCCTGCCACGACGTTCGCATTTCAGTGGTACGTCGATACTGGCGACAGCACCCTCAAGATCAGGAATGCGGCTAACGACGGTTACGTCAATGTCAGCACTGTTGGCGGCATTGGATCGGCCAACCTTGGGCTTGCTCCACTAGCAGGCCCGACGTTTACGGGCGATGTCGTCATTAGCAGCACGTCGGCACTTCAGATTCCATCTGGCACAACGGCGCAACGGCCAAGCAGTCCAACTGCCGGAGACCTGCGGTTTAACACCACTACAACTTCAGCAGAGATTTACAACGGCACAGCATTCGTGGCTGTGGGGGGAGGGGCAACGGGCGCAGGCGGTGACGCTTGTTTCTATGAAAATGATTTAACTGTCACGACCTCATATAGCATCAGTGCAAACAGTGGTGCTCACGCTGTTGGCCCACTGGTCATCAACAGCGGCGTCACCGTCACGGTGCCTTCAACGTCCCACCTCGTTATCAGCTGATCATGGCAATCACGATCGACGGCGACGGAACAATCACAGGCGTCTCAGTTGGCGGCTTGCCTGACGGCATTGTCGATGCTGACATGTTGGCGTCTAGTGCTGTAACCACAGCAAAAATCAATGCCGGAGCGGTCACAGCCGCTAAGCGCGGCGCTGGGGCAGTTTTGCAAGTAGTGCATGCTGCAAAAGCTGATCTTTTTTCTGTGACTGGTTCTCAGGGAAACTTTTCGACTGTTTTTTCGGCACAGATTACGCCTTCGGCCAGTTCAAACAAAGTTTTAGTTATGTGGACCTGCAATCTCTCCTGCAGTTCTGCAAATTTTATGATGGGTATAAGAATTTTAAGGGATAGCACGGCGGTTGGAATTGGGGATGCGTTAGACAGCAGAACTCGTTCAGGCGCATCGAACCTTTTGTGTTCGAATACTATTGCTAATGTTCAAGGCGCACAATCTTTCCTCGATTCACCAAGTACGACTAGCCAAGTGACGTACAATCTCCAAGTGGGCGGCGAAGGCGACACTGGAACTCTTTTTGTTAATAGAAATGGGCATGGTGGAACTACCGCAGACCATTACATGGGGGCTAGTCACCTTGTTCTTATGGAGGTAGCAGCATGAACCACGAAGCTATTCGCAGAGCCTATCCGCAGGTTTTTCTTATTGACGACAGCAAGGGGGCATTTGATGTTGATGGGAATGAAGTAACACTTGATCAGTCAGCCGTAGACGCCGCAGCAGCAGAACTTGCTACTGAAAATGCCTGGAGCGATTTGCGGACCAAGCGCACACAGTTGCTTGTTGAGACTGACTATTTGGCGCTGTCTGACGCTACTCTGAGCGCAGACATGCGTACCTATCGTCAGCAGTTACGGGATCTTCCTGCTAACACCAGCGATCCTGCAAGCCCTGTTTGGCCTACTAAACCATGAGCTTAAGACTGAACGGCAGCAACTCAGGCTTTTCTGAGATTACGGCACCTGCAACAGCAGGCGACAACACGCTTACGTTGCCAACCGGTAATGGCAGCGCAAACCAGTTTCTTAAAAACAGCGGCACTGCTGGGACGTTGGAGTTTTCAAGCTCAGCCACTGATAGCTCTGGCAGGCTGTTAATCAATACATCTTCAAGCATCCCGTCCCCTGGCATTTTCAATCCAGCGTTGCAGGTAGTTCATGTCTCTGCAAACGCTGATACGTGTGGAATCAGCCTTTCTAAATTTCAAGCTAGCAATGCAAGCGCTTCCCCGTTTATTTTTCAAAAGAGCAGAAACGATACTATCGGCAGTCACACGATTGTTGCTGATGATGATGTATTAGGTGTAGTTCAATTTACTGGTAGTGATGGTTCAACTTTTGTACCTGCTGCGGCTATTGAAGGCGAGGTGGATGGAACGCCTGGCTCTACCGACATGCCAGGTCGCCTTGCATTTGGCACCACAGCAGACGGAGCATCAACACCGACTGAGCGGATGCGAATCGACTCTTCAGGCCGGTTATTGATTGGCGCAACTTCTGCAGTTAGCGGCTCTGATGCCAATGGCCGCCTTCAAGTATCTCAAGACGTTGGCAGCAATACTTGTGTTCTTGCGGTTGAAAACACAGCAAGCAGTGGCAATTTATCTTGTATTCGGGCGCGACTAAGAAATCACAACCCAAACAGCATCTTCAGCGCATTTTTGCAGTGTGATGACAGTGGCGCTAATCGTGCAGTGCTCAGAAGCAATGGCGGGCTTGCAAATTACAGCGCCAACAACGCCAACCTTTCTGATCGCAATGCCAAGAAAGACATTAGCGCCGCTTCTGGCACCTGGGATCGTGTTAAAGCGTGGGAGATCGTTAACTATCGCTATAAGGACCAGCCCAATGATGCTGACCTAAGTCTTGGCGTTATTGCACAGCAGGTAAACGAAAGTTGCCCTGAAGTGGTGACTGTTTTTCAGGAGGCCAAAGAGGCCACTGAGACAGAGGATGCCAAGGAGGAACGCTTAGGCGTCAAAGAACAGCAAATGCAGTGGATGGCGATTAAAGCGTTGCAAGAAGCAATCGCAAAAATTGAAACCCTTGAAACGCAGAACACTGCACAGCAGACTCAGATCGATGATCTGCTAGCTCGCGTTACCGCTCTGGAGGCCGCTTAATGTCTACTCTTAAGGTCAACAAGATTGAGAACACCGCCACGTCTGATGGCGGCATCGCTATCGATTCAACGGGGCATGTTCAGCTTGACGGCGTTCAGCTGCCGACTGCTGGTCAGCTAAGCGGAAGGCGTATCAACCACAACGGTGCGATGCAAATTGCACAGCGTGGCACAAGCTTTACAGGTGTAAATGCAACTGCTTATCACTGTGATAGGCATGAGCTGTACTTTCAAAACACTAGCGCGGCTTTTACAGTCACACAGGCAACAGATACTCCAGATGGTTTTGGGGCAAGCCTGAAAATTGATGTAACTACTGCGGACACTTCAATTGCATCTAATGAAGAGATTAAATTGACTCATAAAATTGAAGGCTTTGACCTTCAAAGAACGGCAAAAGGTACATCAGCCGCTGAGCAACTCACTTTGTCTTTTTATGTAAAAGCAACAAAATCAGGAACGTATATTGTTGAGTTGTTTGATCGTGACAACAGCAGAGATATTTCAGCAAGTTATACAGTTTCTGACTCAAACTGGAACCGATACACGTTGACATTCCCAGCCGACACGGCAGGTAGTGCTTTCAACAATGACAACGCTTCTTCACTAGAGATTTTCTGGTGGTTAGTCGCTGGATCTGATGTGCAAGGTGGATCGTTAAACACAGCCTGGCGTGCATCAAGTGATGGCAGTAGCGCAACGGGTCAGGTCAATTTTGTCGATAGCACTGATAATGATTGGTTGATTACTGGTATCCAGCTGGAGGTTGGCGAGAAAGCCACACCGTTTGAGCACAGAAGCTACTGCGATGAGCTTGCTAAGTGTCAGCGTTATTATCAACAGTCATACGCGGGCGCTAGTGCCACTGGGTCAAACGATGGAGCGATTACTGCATCCTGTGTCGGCAATGTAAACAGGGCTTTTGGTAATGTTTTTTGGGCAAACACAATGCGAGCAGCGCCAACAGTCACTTGGTATTCAGGATCAACCGGAACATCGGCTAAGTGGAGAAACCACAGCGACGGCGCAGATATTACTCCTGCCTCTCCGGTTTCAGCTATTGGCATTAGTGGTTATGGATTTGTTTTAAGTGCTGGCATCTCAGCCATTACTGATACGCTTTTGGCACATTATGATGCGGACGCGGAGCTTTGATTATGCAAATCACAGACGCCAAATACATTGCAA